AGGCTCTGAGCTTTCGCTCAATTTCATCCATCCCCGTTATTTCAACCTCAACAACCATGGCCTACTCCATTACTGCAAGCTCCAACGTCATATAGATCTTACCGTTCTCATTGTCAGGCTTAGGTGGTGAAACAATCTGAAAGGTGTACCCGTCCCAAAGCACGCGCATTTCTGTAGTGATGTCACTACGTTTACGCAGCTTTAGACGGGCTGTAGTTAGTGATCCAGAAGCCTTGGCATTGATTGCATCTTTAACTGATAAAAACTCAACCTTAGCCCAGAGCTTTTTGAACTCATTTGGATCGTGACTCGATGGCAGAGTTCTTGGGTTAAGTCCATAAATTAAACTCCCATTTCTCTGAATTTTTGCAACAATGACCAATAAGCCTGTGGTTTATCGTCTAAGCTTCGGCTGTAACGGTACTGAACAAAGATAAGGCGTGCAGAATCTAATGCTTCGTTATCAACCAAATCTGTTTCATTGATACGGTCTGCTTCATCTGCAATAATCTTACGGTCTAGATCATTCTGAATTACGACGTTGGCTTCAACAATCCAGTCCTCTATAAGATCATCTTCAGTGTCATCGTCCACTCGACAATGCTTTTTAGCTTTCTGTAGATTGATCATCAGGTTTCACCTGCTTGGCTGGTGTTTTCTTAACTTTTGGCTCAACTACTTCAGAAGCTTCCGCTAATACCCCTTTAGCAACTAAATGCTTTACATCATTAGGATTGGCTTCTCGTTGTTCACCTGTACGATAGAATTTATCGCCATAGTGCTCGCGCTTAACTGTATAAATTGCCATTTTAAACTCCAAAAATAAGGGGCTAAATGCCCCTTATTTAAATCGATTAAGGTACAGGAACAATGTCACCATAGATGAATGCTTCAGGACGATACACCGCCAAAGCCAAGCGCTCTTCAGCAAGAATTGTTACCAAGTTTTTGATGAAGTCATCTTCGTTTTCTGTCGCTACTTCAACACGAGATAACCAGCGGTCAAACAGTTGAGCCCCCATAGAGAAAGCGCCCGTCAGGAACTTATTCACTGTAATTGCTTGGGTTTCTACAACTGGCAATTTCCATAAAGTTGGGTTTAATGCTCCCTGTGGATTGCCAATAATGTACTGGCCCGAAGTGTCTTTCAGTGTTTCGATTGCAGCCCAATCAATCGGGTTCAATACATGTCCACTTGCTGGGTATTCAGCTAGGACTGCTTGTAACATTGCGAAGCGCAAGGTATCAATTTTACTTTCTGCTGAAGTTGTGACACCCGCTGGACGAACATATGGGGTTGCTTGTGGAATGATACCCAGTAAGTTTTGACCAGTACCATCGCCATTCAGAATTTGGTTTTCTTCTTTGAACGCCAAGCCATAACGTAAGCGACCATCAATATAAGACTGTAACTGCGATGCATCATCCAAAATTTGACGCGATGCCTTCATGAAATGTGCAATTACTTTTGCATTTGTCGATTTCAAATCAAATTTGATATCAGACTGTGGCTTCAATGCACCTTCCGCGACCATTGCTGCAGCATTGGTAAAACCTGTTTCTTGTACGAATTCCAAAGCGTTGCCATCCATACGACCAGGCATAAGCAAATCACGAATCGTAAGCTTACGCTCAGGTGGCGCAACGATGCCAGGAATACGTGTGGTTTGCACTAAATCGCCTGCTGCACCTGCTGTATCTGTTGTTGCAGAAGTAATCGTGGCTTTAATTTCAAGATTTGCTTTACCTCGCTGTCCAGCTGAACCTTGCAATGATTTAAATTGCTCAGTTTCCACAAACTGACGCCCCAAAGACTTAAATTCTTCAGGTGCATCGCTCGGACGGCGGGCCATTTTCTGCTCAAGTTCATCTAAACGCGCTTTGGTTTCATTCAGCTTGGTAATCGCTTCATCGGCTGCCTGTTTGGCACCTTCCGCAATTTTATCACCATGTTCACGCTTACCTTTGAAGTCTTCGGCGATTCCTTTGACTTCATCAACTTGTTTTTTAAACTCTTGAGCGAGTTGTTCTAAATTCTGATCAGGCATTGCTGACTCCTTTTAAGATATTTAAAGCATTTGAAATTGATTTCGCTTCTTTGATTTCTTCCTCTGACTCGCTCAGAAGAGATCGCAACCCTTTGCTAGCGATGGCAGTAGATTGCGATTTTGAAAATCCTGACTCTCTCAAGAATTTTTCAAATTCTGGTAACGTTGGCAGTTCGCCTTCATCTAATTTGGATTTAACTGAAGTAATCAGACTTCGATCATTCGCTGGCTGAGTCACGATAGAGATTTCACCAATATCAACCTCGATCAACTCTCGAATCCCATTGCCTTGCTGATTTGCCTTCTTGGTGGAATATCCAATGCTTAAACCATCAATGGCACCCGCTTTCAGAAGTGCATGTGTGGATTTAGCTCTCGGCACATCATCAATAAGCAATTTACCTTCAACGAATAGTCCTTTTTCGTCTTCGTAAATGTTGGTGTAGATCCCAATTGGTTCGCTGTCGTTGTGGTTCCAAAGCACTGGTGGAAATTTATTTTTGGTTTTCCATTTATCGAGGGATACTTTGAAAGCCCCTGGCAAAATCACATCGTTGTACCAATCGATATTTCCAAAAACCGCCCCATAGCCCGAAAAAAAACCGTCCTCTTGGACGGCTTTAATTGCTAAATTAAAACTTTTTCTATTCACTTGTTTTCCCCTGTTCTTGTCCCAAAGGCACCATTTGCATTTGCACCATGAGTTGATCTGCCGTTGGATCTTCAGCACGTGGCATATCCTCAAGCTCACGTACTTCATTTCGGGTATATAGCCCGTTTTGGGTCATCTTCACGTAGAAATCTGCTCTTGCTGTGTTATTTGCACGCAATAGACCATCTACCGCAAATTTAGGGCGATATTTGTATTTGTCCTGCGGCAATAGCAATTTGCGAGAAATGGTTTGCTCATATCGAACCAATTGAGGATTCAGTGAGTAGGTTAAAAAACCTTGATTAGTCTGCTCAAGGCTAGATGCCCAAGAGCTTGCTTTATTGGTATGTCCAATCAATTGCGGTGGAACCCCAAATGCTCGACAAATTTCCTCAATTCCAAAGTAGCGAGATTCAAGAAGTTGCGCATCAATCGGATTAATTCGAATAGCACTGGCAGAAGCAAGCTTCATCCCCGCCTCAAGAATCATGTATTTACCTGAATTTTCAGGCTTACTGAACTCTGCTAAATGGTTGCGCATCCGTGTACGCTGCTCACCTGTGAGCGTTTGCTCCCCTGTTTCAAGGAATCCACCAACCTTTAATCCATTTTTAAACCAGTCTTGAGCCTGATTATTAGCATCAAACTGCATGCCTATGGTTTGGGCAAAAAATTGAATTGCTGAAAGTCCAACGTAACCATCCAAGGTGAAACCTTTAAAATGCAAGATTTCATCATCAGTATAGATTTTAACTTTGCCATTTTCGGTGTAATGATATTCAAAGCCACCATCTTTCAAGCGCTTCTTAACCATTTCACTAGGGAAAAGTGGCTCTAATGAAATAACGCTTCGATCATTTCGGCGTGTAATATAGCTGTAGGCATTACCCCATAGATCTAAACATGCAGACTGGATCTGCCAAAATTCACTTGCGCACATATCTGCATTGGGCGAATCATGTAAAACTCGGTAAAGACCATGATCTTTGGCGATCTTTTTATTTGAATCATATAAATGCAATGGTAGTGTTGAGATGGTTTCAGCACGCAATTTCACGCATGCCCAAACTGCTGAAAGCTTTAAGGCTGTTTCAGGGCTGACGACCGCTCCACCAGATGACAGATAGCTATCAAAAGGATATGAAGTATCCCCCTTTTTCAATTGGGTTCTTCCAGTCAATCGTGACCAGAAACGGGACCAAAAACCCGTGTCTTGTAAATCGCTCATGCTATCACGACATCCTCTAAATACCCGTCAATGTCAAAATTCTTTGCTTCAGGTGCAAGACTCATCAATGCCACAGCGTTAAACATCGCAATCACCGGGTCAATCTTGCCAATACCAGAGTCCTGCTTAGTAATTCGCATCCCGTTACCGATCATCACGACTCGTGCATTGCCTACGCACCAAACCA